TGTATGACTTTTGACTAAGATGTGATCTTGTGTTGTTATACAAATGCGAGAGGTTAATAAAAACAACATATTGCTATCTTAGAATATGGGTGGGCTATTTAGTCTTACTTACCCAGGATGCCCAGCAGCGTTCCTGTAATATCCAGGGTATCCTCTCTGCTTTCTATATGTTTAGGTTGACGATAGAATTAAGCAATAGACCTGCTAACTTTCAAACAAACAATAACAATATTGAAGATGAAGATCGGAAAATTACTTCCGAGCAGAAGGAGATTGTACACTTTTCTAGTGAAGGAGTTACCCCTAGTACCACTGCGGTGCCTGATATCGTTAACCTTTCAACAGATTATTTGTCTATGACCACACGTGAAGAAAGAATTCACACCATTAAGGATTTTCTTTCTCGACCTATTATTATTCAAACTGGTTTGTGGAGTTCTACTGGTACTTCATCTACTGCCGGTTCTCAACTATATACTGCTAATTTCCCCGAAGTTTTAATTTCAAATGCTATGTATCAAGAGAAATTACGAGGTTTTGTTGGCTTAAGAGCTACACTTGTTGTTAAGGTACAAGTAAATTCTCAACCGTTCCAGCAAGGTAGATTGATGTTACAATATTATCCTTATGCTCAATATATGCCGAATCGAGTTTCTCTTGTTAATTCTACACTTCAAGGTCGCTCGGGTTGTCCACGCACAGATTTAGATTTAAGTGTAGGTACTGAAGTTGAAATGCGCATACCTTATGTTTCTCCTCACGTTTATTATAACCTTATTACTGGACAGGGTTCTTTTGGTGCAATATATCTAGTTGTATATAGTCAATTAAGGGATCAAATTTCTGGTACGGGCTCTGTAGAATACACAGTTTGGGCTCATTTGGAAGATGTTGACGTTCAGTATCCTACTGGAGCAAACGTTTTCACTGGTAGTGCCCCTAATTTTGCTAACCTCGGACAGAAGATGATTGAGGGTAACTTTAGTGAGGCAGACTTACGTGAAACTTGGAAAACCAAATCTTTCCAGAAGAGTCCTGACAAAATCTTTGCACAAGTAGCTTCCGAAATAAAAGGACTTAAGGAGAACGGTACTGTGAGTGCTGGTATTGGTCAAATTTCAGAGGGTTTAAGTACTATGTCTAGAATTCCTATTTTAGGTAATTTGTTTACGCGACCGGCATGGATTTCTGCTCAAGCTTCTAACATTTTTAAAATGCTAGGTTTTTCTAAACCCACTGTTCAAGGTTTACCGTGTGAGACAAAGCTGAGAGGTCAAGTCCGCATGGCAAATTTTGATGGTGTAGACACTTCTCACAAGATGGCTCTTTCCGTACAAAATGAAATAGAAACTAAATCTGGACTTGCTGGTACATCGGCCGATGAAATGGATCTATCACATGTGTTGTCTATTCCTAATTTCTGGGATAGATTCACATGGTCTACTTCTAACTTAACTGGTACAAACCTCTG